TCATAAACTTAACGGCCAGTCCTTCTCCTACGCAACCTGCTACGAGGTCAGTGAGCGTACTTTCTGGCAGGTCGTCTGATAGAAGTTGGGATACGAAACTCCAAGATCTTGGAGTTGCAAATGACCTAGAACTGCCTCTAGGATCAAAGTCGTATAAATCTTGTTTGGCGAATGTGCAGTAACCCACAACATCTGCATGTACGTGTTGGTTGGTCGCCCATTCCATCCAGTCTTCGAAGTCCACTCTAAGTTCTACGTGGACAAATCTGTTTGCCAATGGAGCCGGCATCCTGTAAGTGACACCCTTGTCTGAGTCTCTGTTACCTGCCGCCACGATCGAAACGCCTTCTGGTAGGTGATACTGTCCTACTCTTCTGTTTAAAATTAATTGATACGCCGCCGCCTGTACAGCCGGAGCCGCCGAGTTCAACTCGTCCAAGAACACGATAGCATTAGACTTGGGATCAGTTGGCAGTTCTGCCGGACTTGCCCAAACCATGTTGTTCTCTTTTGCGTTGTAATAAGGGATACCCTTGATGTCTGTTGGTTCCCATAGTGGAAGTCTGATGTCGATCACTTCCCTGCCTTCTGCGTCCGCGATCTGTTTAACGATGTCTGACTTACCAATACCTGGTGCTCCCCACATCATTATGGGTCTCTGTAATTTGATACAATGTGTTAGTGCAGATTTCGCCTCGTTGGGTGAAACTGTTCTGTTTTGACTGCCTATTGCCGCCTCTTTGTTTTTGTTAGCTCTTGCCATTTTGTACACTCCTGTTTAAAATGTTTATAATACCATTATAGCAGAAATGTGTTATGCGTCAACCTGGTAAATGTGGCAGAAAAGTCGCGGTTTTATTGGTCTTTTTGTTCGTCCATCTTGCTCATTGCACGTGCAAGTCCGTATTTTGTGATATCTCCGGCAAATAACATCAGTTGTAGAGCCATTTTCTCCATGGTCACGATGATTTTCTTCTTGTCAACGTAATAAGGGCAATCAACGAATTCGTCTAACCACAGGTATGTCTGTGGTGTGAATATTACTTTGGCAGGGAATTTTATGTCATAGGTTTTTATGTCTATTTTTTCAATCATCTCCATACCGGGTTTGGTCAATCGCAGTGATCTGGCCTGGTAACTTTCCCTTACATTCTGCCACCAGGTGTAGTAGTTGGTCTTTATGCTTTCGTCGTGGGTTGGTTGTTCGAGAAGTTCGAGGAAGGTCCGGGTATAGGCTGTCTTGCGATCCATTGTGTAGTTAATTATCTAGTGAATTTGTCGCCGGACTTTAAAAGGTAAACACCAAACTTGTCTGTGCTGTGCTGGGTGTTCAATTTCTTGGCTAGGTTCTCTGCGTGTCCTGGATTTGAGAATGAAACTTTTTTGTATTTTGGTCCGGGATAGTTGGCCACCAAACTTGAACTTTTTAAGTTGATTGGTTTACCATCGTAGAACACCGCCCAAATTCCTTCCGCGGCTAGGACCTCGTCCATTTTGAAGGTGGCTTTATTGCTGTGTTGCAACAGCACTGTGGGTTTTGGTCTGCTCATAGATTCACTCTTTACTAAGTGTATTTACCAAAATTTACACCTCTTTCAATATCCAAATATTTGAAAGATTCTAACCAGGCAAGCAGACATTTAAATACATGTGTGTTAGATTTACAATACGACGAAATAGTAGTGACTGGTTGTTCATACTCCTGTGGAACTGAAATGAATGATCATTTACTGTCCAAATTTAACAGTGAAAATGAGCGGAGGACAGCAGTATGGAAATGGGGCATGAAGAACCTCAAGTTGAAGTCAAAAAAAATTAAAGATCTCGAGGATATATCAAACAGCTATTGGTCAAAGTTAGAACGACAAAACAGTTGGCCTGCACTTTTACAGGAAAAATTAAACATTCCTGTGACAAATCTATCAAAGATCGGAGCATCCATTGGCCACTCGTTGATAACGTACTTGGAATTTTTAAAAAATGTGGACAAAGATAAAAAGATTCTAACAATACATCAATTGCCATACATGGGAAGAATGCACATACGATTTGATGAAGAACATGGCAGGATCCCAGTGTTGCCGTTCCATGCTGACAGTAAAAGTACTTTTGGATTTGCCAGAGAACATTTCCGAGAAAAAATTAATAGAGTACATGGGATATACAAACATAGGGTAACGTCCAAAGGATACGTCAAAAAACATTATTGGAAAGTTTTGAATAGACTGCATACATTGTCTACAAAAAATCTGATAAAAAATTTTTATATTTTCCCTGGACCTGAAGAAACACTGATGTCCACTTCGTTAGAATGCAACATTCTTTTAAAAGATTTTACAGACTTTAGATCTAATTACCCTAAAGGAAAATTTAGACATCCTATAGGACCTGCTTTTAACACAGATATGTGTAAGATAATAATGTCTACTTGTTTTTAGAGAAGTCGCCACCATCCATCTCGATGTTGACCGTCTGTGCTTCTCTGGCAGTTTTCAATGCCTCTATGATCTCTTCCTGTATAGTGACCATACGTGTCATCACCTGTGTCAACGAATCCGCTAGTTGGTCTGCTTCCTTGGCCGGGATAATGATTTGTCTTTCGCCCTTTTGTCTCAAGGTTCTGATCCTGCCTATGAGATCCTCTATGGGTCTAGTTTGAATTTTGGAATTGTTTGACTGCGTCATTTAATATCTGTTGCATTTCCAGTTTGGTCTTGCTTGGTCCTTTGTATTCGTATCTCGAAAGTGTGATCATCTTGGGACAGTAAGCCTTACGCCAGCCTTTTTCAAAACAGATTATGTAATAACCTGCACAGAATTGGCTTTTTGACTTTGGTGTTTTTGTGTATACGGGTAGTTGTTTCTGTACATCAAACATAGGATTGTAAGGATGTTGACTACAAGGGTAACCGTGAACATCAAAGTTGTCTGTTTGCAGTTCATCATCGGGTTTCTTGATGTTCGATTCATCGAAAATGCCAAATCCGAACTTTGTGAACAGGCTCTCCTGTGTGTGGAACACCTCCTTATCCTTCTGTTTGCTGAGGAATATCCAACCGTTGTCTTCTTGTTTCTGAAGGGTACCCAACTTCTGGCCGTTCTGCTCGACTATCCAAAACTTATCTTTGACTAGGGTCTTTGCACGTACTGTCATGATACCAACCTCGCATTAAAAGGCTCCACGTATAGTTGAGCCTGCTCACTAATCCTATTTAAATCGTACTTGCCACAGAACCTCATGAATCTGATTCCAACTTGGTCTATGCTCTTGCTCTCTGCCTTGGCCTGTGCAATCGTTTGATCAAGTTCTTCTATGATCGCTTCTGGTTGTGCGTGTAGATCCACCAGTGCCCTGTTCCTCTCGTAGTCTTCTAGTACCCTGTGTTCGTTGCCGTCATGATCCACCCATTTGCTCAACATCAGGTTGTTCCATGTGTAGCCTTTCTCATTACGATCCGCGTATGCTTCTTGTAGTCCTATCTTGTTCTTTGTGCCTTTTGTACGCACACCCGGGTATGCACTAAAGATGTTGTCACTGGGATCACCTCGCATGGCCTTCTCGAACACGATCCACTCTGTGTCTGGTGCAGGCTTGGGTGCTTTCAATTTCTTGTCTATTACAGGCTTGCCTGTCTTTGCGTCAAACCAACCTTCGTGGGTCAGTGTGGTCTCGTTGACACCGTTGTACTGTTTAACACGTGGTGTGATCAACTGATTTAGATCTTTGTCTGTGCTTATGATCACATGTTCTTGGTCAGGATGCTTGTCTATCCATCTTGCTATGAGATCATCTGCTTCTGTTCTTGGATTACGCAACACCGTAGCGTTTGTTTTTGTCTTTACAAAGTCAACAAAGTCATCGTACACTTCCCAGAACACTTCATTCTCTTCCTTCTCTTTTTCGGTCATGGCATCCGCCATTTCCTTACGATTCCGTTTGTATGGTGCGTACATGTCTTTCCTGAACGATCTGCCTTCGAGACAGAACACCACGTGGGTGCCACCAAAGTCTTGCCAGGCTTTCTTGATTGAGTTCATCATGATGTGTATGGCCATGCCAACTTTCTCAGAAGTGTCACCTCTGATCACGTGCCTAGCACGGAAAAATGTGTTTGCTGTGTCGACTAGAATGTGTGCCATTATGACACCTCAGTCTTGCCGTCGTCTCTTCTGTTGATCTGTACATATCCAGAACCAGTGACGTCTATGCCCTGCTCGTTGCCGATGGTCTTACATAGTGTCTGGAACCATCTGTCCACGATCTCTTCCTCACTAGCAC